ATCCGCTTTCTGGTCGGCTGAGAAAAGAACAGGCAAGAACTCTTCATCCTCGATAATCCCATCCCGAACCTTCTCGGCATATTCGTGCACTTCCCAGCAAACTGTTGTTTTATCCCATCCCGCGGTTGTAGTTACAAATGTAAGTGGCTGCTGGCGTGAACCAGTGGAAGTAGTGAGCGTATCCCACAAATCACGGGTCTTCTGAACGTGAAGCTCGTCGAAGATTATCCCGCTAGCGTTATATCCGTAAGCTCCAGCGGCGTCAGCGGGAATAGCACG